TACCGCCCAAACCAGCCACAGCATCTTCAACGGTCTTTCTATTAAACTGCTGTCTGGTCTTGAGCTGCTGACCTTTGATAATATCTTGTACAAACGGCAGGCTCACACCTTCTTCAATAGACTTTACAGCGCCGCCGTATGCTTGACCGGGAGTTAGCGAATACCCTTTATCAATCATAGATTTTGCGGCTGCGCTGACAGTTGGTGTGATTTTTTCTGCCAACTTGCCGCCCGCCAAGCCAAAGGCTCCAGAGGTCAAAGCCCCAGTAACTCTGTCGCCAGCATCACCTTCTGCTGCGCCAGCGCCATATGCAGCACCTTCTAGTCCAGCAATCTTGGCTCCGCTCTTTACGCCCAACCTAGCCAACCCCGCCCCGCCAGCTATAGCTGTTGGTAGTGAACCAATAAGCTCTAAGGCAAAAGATGTGTATGGGTGAGCCTCGCTATACGCTTTGATGTCGCCCCTTATGTTTTCAAGTTCCTCTTCATAAGACTTGCCACCCTCCATAAACTTTGATCGAACGAAAGCCTCAGCCTCATCTGCGGTTCCAAAAGTAAGCCCCTGAGCAAGCGCTCTACCAACATCAAAAAGAACATCTGTTGTAGTTCTTCCGCCGCCTGCCGCTGGTAGTTTTTTGGTTGGCGATAATGTGTATTTTGAAGCCATCTAGTCTCTCCCCAAAATCTGGAACTCGCCAGCAAGGCCATTATAGAAAACATCACCTTCTTTTATGGCTCCGCTTTCAACAAGATCATCAAGCTCTTTTTGGGTTTTTGCTCTTTGGTAAAATGCACCAAGTTGTTGGTCAGCCGCCTCTTCAAACCCAAGAAGGTTCTTTTCTTTTTTTAACGTGCTGCCCATTAAAGTTAGCCGCTTCTTGTTGTAATCCATTAGCTGCTTAAACATTTTAGCTATTATCAGGTTCCCTTCTGGGGTATTGGTCATCATAGGTGCCGCCTGAGCAAAAAACTCCATATCTCTGTCTGATGAAGCGCCTGATCCTGTGACCCTCATTCTTGGAACCATATAAGACATTGCGCTTCTCAAAACCTCTTGGTCGCGCAATTTGCTTACTTGCTCTTCTGACAAGAAACCCAACTCCTTGCCAAGTTGGCGCAATCCCATCGTGGCACTCTGTATTCTACCTGTTTCAGCCCCGCCTTCTATCAAATCAATAATTTGCATAACCCTTGGAGCCAATGTAGCATCTGTTTTAATGTCTTTTTGCGCCTCTTTAATTGTGGCAAAACCGGACTTGATGCCTTCTTTTAGGAACTCACTCTCTCCGCCTGTCATAATTGTCGTGCCGGGCTTTGTAAGCGCATCCCTTATAATTTTCTGACCCTCTGGGCTGTTTGGGTCAATCCCCGCAGCGGCCAAATTTTTCATAAGGCTAGTTGTGTCTGGGCGCATAGCTTTAGCAAACTGCGCCTCAGCCAATAGCCGGTCAATAACTGACTTCTGAGACGCCGCCTTCTGAGCCGCGATGCGATCCTCAGCGGCCTGATAACCACCCATAGCGCCAGCGCCCATACGCGCTAAAACCTGACCTGTTGACACTGGCACCGGACTCCACCCAGACGCATCGGCACCCTGAATAGCCGCACCCAAAAGCGCTTGCGTTGTTGGCTGCGCGTACCGCTGACCGAATGTGGTGGCGGCTGGAGTGCCTTGCGGGGTAGTAGGTGCTGCGGGCTGTTCAGCCTCTTGCTGCATTAGCGCCTTTTGCAGCGGGGATATGTACTTGCCCTGAGCCACATTCGCCAGCATAGGCAAGACGCGAGGCGCTGGCCCGCCAGTACCGCGAGCAAGTTGCGCCGCCTGTGCCTTTTGCAGCCCGCTAAGAGCCATAGGCGGAGTGCCACCACCGGGCAGCTGATATGGTCTTTGCATATTAGCCGCAGGCACAGGAGCTGCCTGCTGTTGCCCCTGAAGCAAACGTAAGAACGTGTTTATGCCATTACTCATGCCTAAACCCCTAACCTATAAAATCCCAAACGACTTGCCGAGGCCAGCTAAACCACTAAGGCCGCTGAGGAAATCGCCTGTCGGGTTGCGGAAATACGGCGTGACTTTTTCACTGCCAACCGTGCCGCCCTGAACCGTCGCCATATAGTTCGCAAGAGACGATAGCGGTTGAGCCTGCTCAAAGTTAAAGCGGTCAATATCAGCCTGAAGCTCCGCCTGTGATTGCGCCTCGCGCGCTGCACCAACGCCCGCAAGCGTCTCAAGGTCAGCCATACCAAATGCGCGAGCTTGTGGAGCCTGCTGGATGGCCGCCTGCTGCGCGTTATACGCGTAAGGCGCTAACGCCTGCCCAAGAGCCGCCTGCTGGTATCCTGAGCCGTAACGGCCAGCTTTTGAGGCTTGCGCTTGAACCTGCTCGACAACAGGGCGAAACGCCGCTGCCATTAGCGGGTTAGTACCCATCAGGTTTTGCATCACGACGTCTTGGGTAGCTGGAATAAACGGCGATCCGGTTACAGCCGCTTGGCGGATACCTTGCAGCGCCATTTCACTTTCAGGCGCAAACCCTACGGTTGTCTGACCGGGGTAATATGTCGGCTGATCACCGTAAAGCTCTTTCGCCTCAGATAAGCCAAACTCAAGAAATGGCTTCGCGTATTCTGGTGGGTTGACGCTCTGCGTAACCGTCCTTGTTGATCCGCCGCCTTTACTCATCGCTAATATCCTTCACTAAAACCACCGACGTGGCGGTGTAATCTTTGAGCTGACGCTGCCAGCCCTTCCTGCCGATTATCTCCATACCGTTGCAGCCAATAGACCTAGCCCAGACTGCGATAGATTTTTCGGCCTCCATTAACTCGTCAAGCTCACCGCCTGCAAGCCATATCCTACAAACTGACCGCTGCGGGTAATCTACTATCTCCGTTATAATAGCAGACTTCTCTAGCGGGTGGAACTGCGCCTTGCCAGTCGCGCAGGCGTGGTACACATCCTCCATACAATGCGTGTCGCCAGCGTAATCTAGCGCGTCGCTGATCCACTTGTAGCAGCGCTCCCACTGAGCGCCCATCCGGTCTTCAGCCGATAATAAGGTAGGCGAAGTCTGCATCGTGTCCTGAGTTCTGATAGTTGATGACCATAGTACCGTTTGTGCTGGTGCTATCAATGTATGGGTTGTGGTGCCAAGGGTCGTGGTCAACGCCGGTAAAAAACACTAGGCTAGATGTTGAATAGCGAGGATCGTTGACCGTTACCTGAGTGCTGCTTGATGGAAACGTCACATAGCCAACGCTGTTCAAGCCGCCGTTAATCGTGCGATTTAGAACCTCGGCAATTTCGCGTGTCGTAGCCGTGATTGGATTTAACGTGCGAAAGTTAGTAACGCGCTGTTCAATAGTCATCGTCTGCCCACCGATCTAACGTCTAAGTCTATTCCGTGCGCGTATGACCAGTCGCCGCTAAGTAGCATCTTTACGCGGTGATATCGGTCATGCGCTCTGAAAGGCACAAAACCTGAGACGTTTGTGCTGCCGCCAGCGATAAAGTTGACAAGGTCAGTCGGCGTGCCGCGCAACCCGACAAAAATCTCAACGGAGCCGCCCTCGTGGTAAGGATAGACACGCGTAATAATTGCGTGGTTTCCAACCTGAATAGCCGCCTCACCTGTCGTCACTATGCCCTGCAAAGGATCGCCAGAAAACGCGTGTATATTTGCGCCCAGAGCGCCGCCAAATAAAAACTGCCCGCCCTTGTACAATGCGCTATCAAGAGACGCTGGCAGGGCGTCTACGCTGGTGCTGATGTTGTCCAAATCCTCTAGCGTGTAGCCCGGCGTAAAGAACGGCGCAATCAAATCGTTTTTGACGTTTGCCAGAGACCAGCGACCCAAGGCGTAGTTGTAAATTAGCAGCCGGTCTGGCGTGCCGTCTATCGAGCTGTTCGACACATACGACCAAACCGCAATCTGGTTTTGCGGGTCTACGGTTGAGGTCATCTTGTCTTTGTAGGAGATATTAAAGTCTTCCTCTAGGAACCAGCGGTTCACCTTCTCCGCGCCGATAGGCTGAGAGCGAGAGCCATCGAACATATAGAAGCCGTCGTCTGACAGGTAAAACACCATATGCCCGATATTGCAGACAGAGCCGGAAACTTGACAGCCACGCGCCGTCTCAACCTTATCGAACTGCCAGATTAGTGGCGGGCCTGTGTAGGTAGCACGCACAATCGCACGCTCCATCAGGATCGTGCAGTATTCCCCGCCGACCATTCCAGTAATTGCACCAGCGTCGGGTATTTCTTGGAAATCAGATTGATCCGTGCCAGCCACCCAGCTCGTTATGTCGTTAAACCCTGACCAGCGAACCTTATAAGGCACACGCCCTGAACCCTCGTCGATGTTGGCCGTCCACACAAAGTCGCGCACAACGGCAAGGAAGTCAGCCTTTGGCGGCGTGCCGGACAAATCAGAAAACACAGTATCGGTGCCAAGCTGGAATTTTTGCAGCTCTTCGCCAATACCGCCAGACGCGATAACTGTGTCGCCAAACTGGACAAACCGCCAACGCTCACCGCTGACCAAATCATAGGCAGGCGTGCCTGCCTTGCTTATGTCGTCGAGGCCGCTAGTTCCGGCATTGAAAGAGTAGAGCTTGGCGCTATCACCGGCAAACAGCTTTACTGAGCCGTCGTTTTGCTTCGCCGCGAATATGTTTAATATCGTGTTTGATGCGGCGGTTGAGTATTGCACAAAGCCGGGCATACTGCGGTATCCGTTAGCCGCAGGAATAACGTTTGTCGCCTCAACGACGCCCGCATTTGAGAAGTCGGGCTGATCTGGCAGCCATTCACCAAACGTAATCATTGCCCTAACCAAACTCCTGTTGCGCCAGACGTCACAGTCGACCAGATGGCCGGTGTGTCCGTAGTGTCAGTCCAAATTGCGGCAGTGTCTGATGTGTCTGTCCACGCCTCGCCTAATATTTCTCCGGTGATTGTACCACTCACCGCGACATTTGCCGACCCCGACATCGCAAACGTGCCAACCGGCGCAGACGCTGATGTAATCGCTGCGGTGGCGTCACCCTCAAATGCGTATACCAAAAATGCCTGAGCCGTAGCGTTAAAGGCGACTGTGGCGCTTCCGCCGTAGGATGCGATAAAGATGGCGTTAGCCGTAACACCAGCCGCGCCAGTGACTGACGCTGACATAGACTGTATGCGATTTGCTGTTCCTGTTGATGTTATGGCAACAGCCGCAGCGCCGTCAAAATGCTGCACGCGTTGAGGCGCAGCCGTGGCAGACGCCGAAACATTTACGCTCGCGTCAAACTCAATCGCAAATAGCATAGCGCCGGTAGCTGTAACAGCCACAGACGCTGATCCGTCAGCAACAAGAACGCACAGGCGGTCTCCGGTGCCAATCTCGTCCAGCGTATATCCGAAGTTGTCTAGCTGCTCAAGCGTACCCCAACTATCCAACTGATCCATCGTGGGGTTGCACCACGGCAGAGCGTCAGGACTGTCGAGGCTCGCTGGCAGCGCGTCTATGCTGCCAGTTAGCTGTTCAAGTTGTGGGTCGCTGGTTGCCATCTAACCGCCTTTAAGCTGCGGTGATGTCTAAGTCACCTGTCGGTATTTTCAAGATATCGCCGTTAGCAATCAGCTTTGGCGTGGTGAACGCGCCGTGGATCAACAAGTTGCCACCGCTGAGAGCATCAAAAATTCCGAAGTGGCTTACTGTACCCCAAGAGCCGGTGGCTGCGTTGAACTCAACCGCCGCACTATTTGCGGTTGTGCCAGATGCTGCGGCTGTAAATGTCGCCACCTCACGCGCATAGTTATTGCCGGTCAACTCGGTGCCGCTGTTGTCGTCGTTAAACGATGCAGTCGACAGGCCGACGTAAACTGTGGTCGGCATCGTATACGCGCCGGTTCCAAGGATATGGTCGAGAATTTCATTCTCAAGATAGTCACTCATTGCAGACATAATTTAGCTCTCCGCTGCTGTGTTTTGCCGCTGGTAAATGCTGCTCATAGCCAGCGAGCCGGTGCCATAATGTGAGCGCTCCTCGTCAATTTTTATCTCCTCAAGCGCCAAGTTAAACCGCTGGAGATATTGAGAGGCACGCTGCTCATCCAAAAGGTAAGCATACGCCTCAGCCAACGCTCCGTAAAGGTAGGCATCCGGCGAGCGCGACAGAATGTTGTTTGTCTGGTTTACCGCTGACAATGGCGTAATAGAGCCAATGTAAACGATCTCCAAAGAGTAAGTCGTGTCTGGCACAGGGCGCAGCTTAATCTCGTCGCCGATAATGCTGTAGCCAAGTGGCTTGCCCTGACCGCTCGACGCAAACTTCTCGTCCAGAGCGACTGGGCTGTAATAGCTAAGAACGGTCAGCGGTGATGTGTTCAGCTTTACCTCACGCACCTCACGCAAGTCGGTTGGCAGCGACAGGTATTCGTTGCCGCCAACAGTCGACGCTGTCGCGCGCTTTTCCTGACTGCGTGTTTCAAGCTCGCGGCTCATGCGCGCCTCAGCCATCGTGATAAAGTCAGGGATTTGCGCCGTCAAATCGTCGCGCGCCAAAAAATTGGCTACAGCGGTTTGGAGGTTTGTGTAGGTATCAACTGCCATCAGATATGCCCGCCACCAGTTCTAAAATCTCTGTTCTCGTTACTGTTCAGCCACGCCTTCCAGCCCTTTGGGTTTTCCTGCGGTGTGCCGAGCGTCTCGATTAGGTGATTATACACTACATTTGGTATTTCTGCTACGTGCTGCATATGGCGCTGGGTATTGCCAATCATGTTGCCCTTTGTGTAGTCGTTATTCATTTGACGGTTTAGCTTTACCAGCGTGTCAAAGCGCTGGGTCGTCTCAATGATGTCCGTGCCATCAGAGCGCTGATCCATTACCACCTCTTTGGCGGTGTAGGGGTCGGTATACAAAACTCGTTTCATGTCGTCTCCCTCATAGAAGAGAGGGGGCAGTCGCCCGCCCCCTCCGATTTATTATGATCCGTTAAGATCGTAGACAACTGCGTGTGCCTTAGGCGCGGTAGGCTTGAGCGCCCACTCAGTGACCAGGTGCGACGTTTTTGCGTCACCGTCCTGGCTAAGTTCCTGCTCAAGGAAGTTACGTCCGTTCAGTGTGCAGATTGACACGAAGTCTGGGTCAATCAAGAACACCCGGTCGTTACCCAACAAGCGTGATGGAACGGCCTCAACAGTACCGAAGTCGGTCAGGAAAACACTGGTAGACCCGACATATGTGACTTCTTTAGCGGCAGTCATGTTTACGTCGTTTGACACCAGATTGCCTGAAGCAGACAGGTCTGAGAAGTTCGCACGGTTGGTCGCTGACGCGATCATCAGGCGAGGGTTTCCACCGTCTGTCCACGCATCCTGCATCCCATCTTCGATGAGCGCCAGGGTTAATGCGCGAGCCGTTCCTGACGTGATTGTTGTTGTGCCGTCGGCACCAACAGCAAACGCACCAGTTGCGCCAACTGAACCGTTTGACATCCAGCAGGTCAGTGAAGCTGACTTGCGTGGGTCTGAACCGTCGCGTGCAACGTCTGTGTCACCGATTGCTTTTTCGATGTCCCGGCGAAGCTCCAGGGCCTTCAAGACCTTCTGGTAGTTGTGTTCCCGCTCTCTCCCGGCGCTGTCGACTGCATCC